TAATATCCCCATTGGCGTTACGCCTATAAATAATGTGGCTAAACAAGCTACGTTAGCCCATGAAGGTATTGTCCAAACTCCATATAAAGATGCTGGTGGTTGGTCGATTGGTGCTGGACATTTTGCAAGCAATGTAAATTCTCTACCTGGAAGAATATCTACAGATCAAGCTCGTGGTTTATTTGATTCAGATTATGATAAACATAAATCTATTGCTGAAAGGCTGCCTGAATTTGGCAAATTAGATAATGTACGTCAGGGTGCCTTAGTTGACATGACCTATAATATGGGGAGTGTTAGTAATTGGGGTGGGATGCGATCAGCATTAGCAGACGGTGATTATAATAAAGCTGCTGATAGTGTCATGTCTTCAAAATATGCAAGTCAAGTCCCAGCTCGAGCATTAGAAAATGCAAAATTATTAGCCACAGGGGATCCAAATAATTTTGGGTATAAATCAGCCAGTGTTTTTGAGCGTCAAGGTGGACCCGCTATAGATTCTGTAAAATATTATCATAGTGGTGGTATGGTCTATGGTCAACCAGGCGAGGAACAAAAAGCGGTATTAAAAGCTGGAGAATATGTTGTATCAGAAAAAGATGTTGAAAAAGCTATCAAAGAAAAATTTGCGTCTGATTCAAAATTAAGTGGTACAAGATTTAGA